TGCCGCCCAGGCCTTCTCGATCGCCGCCGTCGAAATCCGTTGAGGCACAAAACCTAACGCCAGGAAAGCGACCCTCTCGCCTCTGCGTACGTCGCCGCCGATCCACGCCACTCCCGCGCTCAGCCGGCAGGTGGCGTAGGGCGCGCCGTTGCCGTAGTGCATGAAGTAGCTCGGGTTCCGCTGGAAGGGATTCGTCCCGCTGCTGGTGCTCGCCCATACTTCCGTCGATTCCAGCGCCCCGTGAATATACAGTTGCTCATGGTCGGCCATCAGTGCCGCAACCGCGTCCGGATAGGCCTCCTTACTGAAAAAGTTCAGCGGGTCCCAGCTCGTGGCGTCGTTGATGGCGGAGTAGTAGACCAGCTTCGAGCCTGGCTGCGCGGCGAAGCAACTGCTATCCAAAAAGGCCCCGTTGGCGGCCGCCAGGGTTTGTCCCTGCCACAGCGTGCCGGCGCCTCCCGTCGAGCCGTTGGAGCCCCAGTCGGAATTCCCGAAAGCTACGCCGCCCACCACCGAGGTGATGGTCTGCGATGCCACGGTGAAGCCGGCGCCCCCCGTGATTTGCATCAGGCAGCCCACATCGGCACTGGTGAAGGTATAGCCCGAGAGTCCGCCGCCCGCGGTGATCGAGAGTCCGGTGAGTGCCAGTGGCGCTCCCAGCCATTCCACCCCCGTACCTTCCATGGATCCGGCCACGCCCCACGAAGCCGCTCCGAAGGCCTCGCCCTGGCTGTTCACCGAGGTGATGACTTGAGATTGGATCGTGAACGCCGCCCCGCTGCCCGACGGAGGCAGTCCCGCATTGGTGATCTGCACCGTCATACCGACGTCCGTGGAATTGAAGATTCCCCCCGTGTCTCCGGTGAGACCTCCCGTGGCCGCGTCGATCTGGAGATCGTAGAGCTGGGAGGAAAACTGGCACACCTGCGCGCCCGCTCCGTTGTCGCAATAGGCCAATCCGGCCGACACCACGAACAACTGGTCGCCGTTCGAAATGATCTGCACCGGGTTGCCGTCGTTACCGATCAGCCCATGACTAGTGAAAGACGAAGGCCCCAACACCTCGTAGAGGAATGAGCCTGCCGCCGCGAATAGCCGGTTTTCCCCCGCCCACAGCCCGCGTATGGGCCCGGTGGGCAGCGTGCCATACAAGGAGAGCCCCGGCGTGGGAGAGAGCACCTTGCGGGCTTTCTCCGCGCCTCCGGGGTTGGCGCTGCTCGGCGCGGCCCATTCCACCAGGTCGGGGTAATAGTTCATCGCCGCCTGGCTGGCCGCGTCCAGCGAGGGAAACGAATAGAACCCGGAAGTGAAGGCGTCAAAGCGCAATCAAAATCCTCGCGTGCGGTAATTGAAGTAAGGCGTCCGCTGGGTGCTCGGCGGCATCCCCGCGTCCCGCGTGTGCAGCTTCGGCGCCCGCGAATTCAGGCTCTGAATCCCGGCCCGCGCCTTCCGCGCCTGGGCCGTCACCATAAGCGGAACCTGGACGTTCCACTGCGGCCCCAATACCTCCGCCAGGCTGTAGAGAAACGCCGAGTAATAACCGGGCGGGAAGGCGATTTCCTCCCCCAGTGCGGCGAAGGCCGCGAGCTGCTGCCAGGTGAAAAGCTGCAGGATGTACGGCAGCGTCGGCTGGCCCCAGAAATACAGATTGCAGTTCGGGTTCGCGTAATCCGGGTACATCTTCGTCGGCAGCGTGACCGGCATTTGCTCCAGAGAGATGTCCGCCCACTGGTCGACGTCCAAAATATCGAGCGGAATGAAGACTCCCGGCGAACTGTCGTTCAGGATGATGTTCGCGCGCTCGATCCGCGTCGGCCGCACGCTGCCCGGCCAGTCCGTCGAGCCCGGACCCAACTCGTACACCGCCGGGTTATTCGCATCCGGCGGTCCTTTGTCGCTGAACGTGTATTCGTCCATGCGCGTCGTATAGACGAAGGCCTTCCGGGTGAGCCAGTAATCCACCAGGCCGTTGGCTACCGTCAGACCGTCCGCCAGCTCGCTCGCGCACAACCCGCCTCCGGAGCGCAGCTTGCCCAGCGCCTTCGCCGCGCTGTTGAGGAGGTCCGCTAAAGTCACTGCTTGGGTCCTTGCGGCGCTTGCGGCGCCGGCTGGGGAACCGGTGTGCCCAGAATCTCGGCCGAGAGGCTGGCGATGGTCATGAGCGCTTCCTGCGCCAGTTGCGGCAATCCGTCCGGAATCGGCCGCCCGAACGGGATGCACAGCTCCAGAGCGAAGCTGATCACCAACGCGCGCTCGTAGCCCGCGGGCAGGCTAACCGTGTCCGTCAGGCTCGCGAAGTCGCCGATCGGCTGGTAGGTGTACAGGATCGCGTTGCCGCCCGCCGGTATCGGCGAAACGTATACGTTCCCGCTCGGGAAGCCCCCATCCCAGTACAGATCCTCGACGAAAATCCCGGTGCGCGTCTTGTCCGCTACCGCCGCCCACTGCTCCGCGCTGGCGATGCGGCACTCTTTCTCGATCCCGTTCGCCGCTAACACCGACGCCGCCTTGATCTTGATCGGCCGAGTGGAAGCCACCCACGTCCCGGACGATCCGAAGGTATAAGACCCCGCTCCGCTCAGCCCATAGCTCGCCCGGTTGATGCCGATCGGAGACAGCTTTCGCGCGCTCCAGCTATCCAGTACCCGGTTCACGAGCCGCAACGCGAATGTCTGATCGTCCGTGGAGACGGTTTCACCGGGGCCGTATGCCCCGATGTACATCAGCGAGTCGCCCAGGATGTCCGATACCAGCGACATGGCGGCCTATTTCCTTTTGGTCTCGAGCGCGGCGATCCGGCCGGCGAGCGCATCCCCTATTGCATGCAGCGCCATCAGCTCCGCTTCGATGTTCAGGCTCTCGAGTGCGCCGATCCGATCTTCGTCCGGCGCGGGTTCCGGCGCCGGCGGAATCGGGTCGTCCTGCCAGCCGTCGCCCAGGTGCGCCTTGTGCTCGGGGCTATCTTTGGTAACGACCCTGTGCCCCTTGGTGGGGTGGTAAATCATCCAGTTCTTGCTATCCGCGTCAGGCGCGGCCGCGAGCCCTCCGGCCACCGGCGTGGGCGCCGCGTCGCCCGTCAACTTCGATCGGTCAAACATGGAAACTCTCCTGTTTTGCATTTGGGGAAAAACGGGGCGCCCGCCAAGGCGCCCCAACTTGATGCTTGAAAGCTACTGCTTCTCGACCGACGCGCCGACGTTGGCCGCCGTGTCCGAGGTGGCAGTCACAAACTGATAGGTGATCTGGTCGCCCGGCTTCACGGCCACCGAGTGGGTAGTGTCGCTGCAGGTCTTGCTGGCCGCCGCGATGGTACAGGTCAAGGCCGTGGCCGAGCCGTTCTTGTAAATGGTCAGCACGTCCACGGAAGTTCCGCCCACCACGTTCGCGCTCGATGCCACGTTCAGCCCGTAGATCGTCCCGTACGAGACCTGAATCGTCGGAGCCAGCGCCGTGGTTGCTCCGGAGCAAGCCGTGTCGTTGAGATACTCCGTCTGCGCCGTGGCCACCGTGCCCGTGCAGAAATCCGATTGGAGCTGCGCCGGCGCCCCGCCCATGGTCCCGAGTCCGGTTTGGACCCACTGGCCCGAAGAGAAGCAGTTGAAGATTTTGCCGTCGTCGATGTTGATGAACGGCAGCGCCGGAATGGTCGACGGCATGCAAGCGCCATACTGATCGCCGCTGGTAGCCGAGCCCGCGAAAGCCGAGCCGCCAAACGAACTCGGGGCCCCGACATAGATTACGGTCCCTGCGTTGTGATAGCTGGCCTTTGTGCCCCAGGCGCCGCGCACTACCCGCACGATGCCCTGGGTGGCATTGAGAACGCCCACCACATCCATCGCTTCGAAGTCGGCGTACAGCAGAGTGGTCCACTGTCCCACCGAATTCTGGACGAAGCCCGAGGTCGAGCCCACCTGGATGACGTCGGTGGAAATGCCGGGAGTGTTGCTCGATACCGTCGCCATGAGCGCGGTAATGAGAGTCGTGGTCGGCAAGGTGGCCTGCGCCTGCGCCTGCACCGGAATCAGTGCCAGCAGCAGCCCAGCCACGCCGAAAGCGAATCGTTTGAAAGTGTTCATGTTGTTTGGTTTTTCTCCTTGAGAGGGCCGTTGCCGGCCCCTTCCGTTTTGGCTGTTATTGCAGGCTCAGCACGCGAACCGCGCAGTTGTCCGGGTACAGGTTCCCGAACCCGAGCAGGCAGTCGAAGCGGTTCACCATCTTCCGCTCGATCGGATCCATCATGCGCAGGAAGGCCACCGCGATCCCCGTCTTCGGGTCGCGGGCGACGCTCGACATTTCGCAAGCCTTCGGGATTTCCAGCTTCACCCCCACCAGGGCGAAGGCGTCCTGGTTCAGCGCCAGGCCGTTCATCCCCGATTTGCCGTTGGGGCTCGTCGTGCCCGGATAGAGTGTCAATTGCGCATTCGCGACGGGCAGCGCGTCCACATTCTGGTACTGCGATCCCGGGCCTTGAATGCCCTGGGTCCCAGCCTGGAAGTAGATCGTGGCCGTAGCGCCCGTTGCGGTCACGCTCTGGGTCAGCACGAATTGCTTCAGCGTGCCGGTGGTGCGCCGGGTGACCGGGTTGGCGTTGTTGACCAGGTTAACGCTGAAGACATCGTTTTGGTTGAACGTATCGCCGTTGGTGCAATTCACCACCATGGAAGTGGCGCCGTTGGTGGGAGGCGTGTTGACCGTGACGTTGTTCTGCCAGGTTCCCGCCGTCTGGGAGTAGAGAGACATGCTCTCGTCCCACGTGAAACCCTGCGCATCGCCGTAGTAGCCTTCGCGGAAGGCCTTCGCCACCGCATCCTGCGGGTTGAAAGTCGTCAGGTTGTTGCTGACGATCGTCCGCATCATTTGCGGGCTAACGATCATTCCCTTTTTGCCCGGCGTGCAGGCGTTTTCGATCAGCCTGGCGCGCGCCTGGCCGTAGATGTCGAAGGACGTCGGCGTGGTGCCCAGTGCGCCCACCACGTTGTTGGTATTCGTCAGAGCCCATAACGCGGCTCTGGAGTCGATCTCCTGGGCCATCTGTTCCATGGCTTTGTCCAGGTAGTTTTCCTTGAAGGCCGCCCGCCCGCGTTCGAGTTTCAACGCTTCTTCGATGGAATCGTACTCGAAGTGAACGCCGAAAATCTGATCCACGCTCACCGTCGTGAAGAGCCGGTTGATCACCTGCGGCTGGTAGCCCAGTCCGCTCGTGATGACGAAGCGCTGGGGAAGCGGCACCCGGACCGTCTCGCCCACGGCGAAGGCCTTGGTGTACTCCGCGTTGTAACTGGTATTGAAATATGGGGCAATCGCCAGCTTGTTCACGAGTCCCCTGAGGGCCTCGGCCGCAAGCCAGTCGACTACCTGGAATGTGTTCGCCACGTTGTGTTAACCCTTTTGCGCGGCGTCAAAAAGACCCGGTTTAGTTGGGCATCTTGACCGCGCGGGCGTTCATGACGGCAATGTATTTGCCCATGTCACCTGCTTCGAGCGCCTGCTCGGCCTCGTCCACGGTGTTGGTGGCATTCCTGCCGCTGAGTTCCGTGGGCGGCTTCTTAGCCGCGCTCGTGTGTTTCGGTTGAGGAGCCGCCGCGGCTGCGGCCGCGGGTTGGGAGAGCTTGTCTTCGAGCCGCGTGATCTCTCTCGCCAGGGCCGCGGGAGTAAGTCCCGCTACCCGCTGCTGCTCTTCATACGGCAGCTTGTAGAGGTGCATCACGATCTCGGGCCCGACTTCGGATTCCAGGATGAGCTGGTCGACACCCTTGGCGGTAACGAACTTTCCGATGATGTCTTGCGCATCGGCATATTCCGGATCCGCCGCCAGAACCGCTTCGGCGCGCGTCTTATAGCCCTGCTGCAGTTCGGTAAGCTTGGCTTGCGCCTTCGCTGTATCCGCCGCCTGGCGGTCGCGCTCCGGCTGCTTCATCTTCCAGTCGGTGTATTCGTCGAAGTACTTCAGCTTGGCTTTTTCCAGCTCTTCCCACGTGCCGGTCCATTTTTCGGGATCGGGGGGAACGGGCCGGCCGTCGCTCGGGACCGCTTTCGTCTCCGCTGCCGGTTTGGCGGGGGCCGAATCCGCTGGTTTGTCGGCCGGTTTGTTTTTGCCTGCAGCTTCGATCTGGTCGAGTCTCGCGCGAAGCGACGCGCGTTCCGTCAGCAATTCCTGGATGCGCTGGTGTGCCCTGCTCCCTAGTTTCGGCTCCTCTGAATTCCCGGTGTCCGCCGCCGGCGTCGGTTCAGGCTTCGCAGCCTCGGACTTGTGTTTCGGTGCGGGGGCCGGATCCGCTTCGTCTTTCGGCATTGGCGTGCCATTCAACAGCCACTCCGACCGTTGCTCGCCGGTCATCGTGTCCAGTGAATTGCCCGCTGCTTCATCGGTTGACGGGACCGCGCTGTTTTCGTCTTCCATGCTGTTTTGCTCCTTTGACCGCGGTTCTTTTACGCCTTCCGCG